GTGTATCGCTTTCTACAACTATAGTATCTCCAGCTTCAAGAATTATCTTACCATCTAAAACAGAAATACTTGATCCTGCAGGAATCGGAACATTTTTAACAATGTGGATTCCAGTCATAAGGACATCTGCAGTGATCTGTGTGGATGCAACGTTTGATACGTTACACCCTATCATCACAGAAGTTGTTCCTGATGGAACTGAGTATACAACATCACCAGTAGTTCCTACAGACGATTTAGTATAATTCTTAAATGTGTTAGGCATTTGAACCTACCTTACGCTACATCGTCAAGTAAAGCGCATACTATACATGTTACTGTACCAGCAGAACTGATAGCGTGAATATTACCAACAGTTGCGTTTGGTAAACGTAAAGCCATTCCTTCTGATGGCCCTAGTGTAATACCATCAGCTTCACTAGCAGAAGCTGTACCACCGTCTAAGACAATGTATACGCTTTCAGCAGCGTCAGTGTTTTTGACAAAAAGAAAGTTTACTTTATCAGCAGTATGAATAGCAGTTGGAGCAGTATCATCATCTACTGCTGTGTAGTCTGTGAAGTAACCAGCCATAAGGTCTGTACTAGCGTTACTTACACTTGTTAGTTTATAGTACCATTTATCATTTCCGTCTGCTGGTGCTACTGTCATAGTAGACGAAAAAGTTTTTTGTATCTCATCAGGCAGTACTGTTGCCTGAAGGGTTACACCTGCGCTATCAGCCATTTTTAATCTCCTATACTAGCCTAATGCGATTGCTAAAGCTAGTGAAGTACCAGCTTCTTCTGCGTTCAAGTTTAGCCTAGCGTCTGCAGCATTGATTGCTCCTGTACCTCCGTTTGAAACAGAAACAGGAGTTGATACATTTATAGCTACAACAAAACTTGAACCGTTATAAACTTTAAATATTTTATCTACTGAATTGTAATAGATCGCACCTGTTTGTAGTGCATCTCCATCATTATCAACAGTTGGGTCTGCAGTTTTTGCACCTAAGTATAAATCTGTAAACTCATCTAGTGCTGCTGCTGCAGCGTCAGCATTTGCCTTAGCTCCTGCTACAATGTCTGCACCTGTAGCATCTGTAATACTTTTGACATTAAGAATGTCGTTACTGTTCATGTCAAAGTCAGCAGTCATCGTGTTGGGTGTGCTGCCGTCTCTTGATATAGTATTATCGAAAGCATCTCTCAATGCTTCGTAGTTAGCGTTCAGTGTTGTAACTGAGGCAAAACCTGAAGTGATTGTAGTTACTGTTGGTTTCTTAGCCATGCTTAGTTAACCTTCAATCCTAATCGTTGTGCATCGTTCTGTAATAGTGACAATGCTTGTTTATCTTGTTCTTCTTGTTCTTTAGCCTGTAACTTCTTTTTAGCTTGTGAGGCTGTATCGTTATCTAACCAACCTTTATCCAATAGAAGTTTAGCTGCAGAGAACGAGCTTCTTCCGTTAGACTTCATCTCTTCAGCTATAGCTTGAATCGCTTGTGATTTAACTTTGACAACTACTTCGTTACGCCAGTGGTTGACAAAAGGTTTTATTTGTGGAGCTTCGGATATACCTTTCCACACGTTCCAAGAACCAAAAACCGCCTGAGCAAACTCATACTCAGTCGGGTCATTTGGAACCATCTTTATGAATAACTGTTGTAAGGACACGTAAAGTTTATCTTTGACTGTTATGTCATGTTCTTTTGTTGTGAAGATAACATCAGTGGTGTCATAGTATGACAACTCATAGAATAAACTTTTAGTTCTACACTTGCCATTCGGACCTTTTAGTTGGCTCATTGTAAATAATGGCATATAGTATAAATCCTCTTTTTCATACAACTGATTTGAATAGTAGCATGATTCGTTTTGTTTGTCAAGCACTTTTACAACATTTTTCAAAAAAATATAATTTTTTACATTTTATTGTTGACAGATGTGTAAAACAGTGGTATAATGAATTATCCCTTAGGGATGGGCTATAGTATAAGTATAAGTATGAATAATCATAATTAGTTATTTGTCTATAGTATACCCTAAGGACACTTTCGTTTTCTCCTTTGGCTCACTCAGGTACATACTGGGTGGGCCTATTTTTTTGCATTAGTGAAATTTTAGTGAGATAATTTTTTGTCACATTGTACATATATGCGGATGCACGCAACCCCCTTGTGCCTACCTCTTGTGATCACAAAAGTTTACCCCTAGGCCTGTAATGTGATCACAAATGTAAAACCTTAGTGAGACTAAAGTGTTTCCTATGGGAAATGTGATCACAAACGCTTCACCAAAGCTAACCCACTGATTTTATTGACAATGTAATGTGTTATCCTTTGTGTCATATATCTTACAAAATATCTGACGTTTTCCCCTACGCACACGCGCACGTTACGCACACGCGCATACACGCGCAGGTTCATATATCCAATTAAAAGAAATGTTAGAACAAAACATAAACGAATCACTAACCAAATGGAACACTAACGAACAAAACATGAAACAATAAAAAAGTATTCGTTTAAAAACAATAACTTATAAAATAATTGAAAATAACTATTGCGTTATGTTGTGGTTTAATGCTTAATGGTTTCAACAACAACGAAAAGGAAAAATAAATGCTTACAGAAGAAGACAAAGAACATATACGTGAAGTCCACAAAATGGTGGACGATATGGAAAGACTAGGAGTTGGTGAAAAACTCATTAGTGCTGTCATAAGTCAAAAATGGTTTTGCTTTGAATATGATCCAGACCAAAACTTTAAGTACATAGGCAATAAAGAAATGTTGCCTGAGGGAGCGTAAAAAAAAACTCTTGACTATCTCTTTTGGCTATGCTGAGGTATAGCCATGACGGAAAGTCAACTAGCAGACGGTGAGCCTTTTGGCCTTGACCCAGAGCATTGATTGATCCAAGCTCCGTAGGTGTAATCCAGTCCTACACTAAATAGCTGGCCTAGCAGTTGACTAGAAATCTAGGCTACTTGACCGATGAGTTGCGGTGCACTTATTGGTGGGAACATTCAAAGCACCGCACACTAAAATAAAAGACTTGACTAACAAAACTAAAACTGAAAGACTAAAAAAAAAGCCCTAGTGAATGGATGTTCACAAGCTGACCAAATGAACTAGACTAAGGAACTAGTAAAGCTGTCTGATGGAAGTGACGCAGGATTACAGCAGTAGAAGTGTGAAAGCCCACTTTATAGAACGGTGACTTGAATCAGTCCGTCATTAGGAGAGAGTGTCTTTTTCTTGGACACATAAGCAACTAATTTAGGCCAACCTAAACTTATGCTTGACATATGGGTTGCTTGTGTGTCTTACTGAAAAGATAAGGAGTACTAACTATGAATAATGGTGAGAGAATATCACGAAAGCTTGAACATGTGTTCGTGCTACTAGGTGCTCAAAGAGATGAGCAAGCAACAAAATTATTACAACAAGTGTTTGACGAATTGAATGACATCAAGTACTGTTTTAAATCAGTAAGTGAGATGATCAAACACGTAAAAGAATTGGAGGATGCTAATGGCTAAACCATACAACGGATACCCAAGTTGGAACAGTTGGAACGTTTCACTTTGGATAAACAACGACTACGAATTATACATGACTGCTTATACTTTAATGCAGAGTAAAGAAACAGAAAGAGTTATCAACTTACTGACCAAAATTTGGGAAGGTAAGAAAACACCTGACGGAGCAGTATTCAATAAACGATCTATAAAACTAGCATTGGAAGGTATGGATGAATGACACAACACGTTAGAAACATACTCAAGGTTTACCGTAGGGCAAGCACTGAGGACATTGCAAACGGCTACAAATGGTATGATGAAGCCAAGACATATTGCTCAATCATATCAGGGCTGTCAGGTGTCAAGCTTAACACTGTGATTGGTGTGATGGCTGCACTGTCACCCAACAACAAATGGGAACGCAACATTGCTGACTGTGAGCGTATGTGCTGGGCATGGGTCAAAGGTGATGACTTGGATGACTTCAAGGTGTCATGCTACAACACTATGAAGCTCAAGGCATGGTCAATACTAGAGGACAACTTGACTAGTGATGATGAGATACTTGACAGGCTCAATGGGCAAAAGATTAGATCATTCTATTCTAACATACGTGGACTAGATGAGGTGACTATAGACGGACATGCCTTGAACATTGCGCTGGGTGTCAGGCAAGGTCTGACTACAGACAAGACAAACATGTCAAAGAAAGTCTATAGACAAATGCAAGAGGTATATGTCAGGGCTGCAAAGCGTGTTGACATCAAGCCACATGTACTGCAAGCTATCACTTGGACTACATGGAAAAGAGAAAATAATATTTAAGGTTGACAACAGATGACTATTATGAAAGAAACTAAATCAGGCAAATACATTGTCTATGATAAACAAGGAAAGATTGTAATCATGTCAAGAAACAAAAAAGTTTGCCAAAAATTATTAATCAAACTACAAACAGAAAAGGAGTAAACAATGTTTGTACTATTCGCAACTAAACCACTAAACGATAACACCCAAGGATTTAGATTTAATTTTATTGGTATCAAGGGGTTGACAAGAAAGCGATCAACTGTTAACCGTTTAGGTATTACAAAAGGCCAGTGCATGACAGGCTATCACTTAGGTAAACGATCAGTTTACATTGAGAGAAAACCTAACCGCACTAGCTCAAGAAAGCTACAACATTTTGCAGGATAGATAATGTCTGATAATTTACAACAACAAGAGCTTGATCAAATAGCTGATGATGTACGTTCAAACCTAACCAAATCAGTTGAGCATATCATTAGAGCAGGTCAAGCTCTACAATGTGGGCGTGATATGCACCCTAGTGATAATGCTTTTCACGATTGGTGTGCTAAAGAGTTTCCTGATCTTAACCGAAAAATGAGATCACGTATTATGCAAGTTGGCACTAGGTTCGGTGGGACATTTATGTCACACCAGTTACCAATCACGGTACTCTACGAACTATCAGCACCATCTTTACCTGAGGAAAAAGCTCATGAGTTCCTTGAGCAGAACCCCAACCCATCTGTCAAAGATGTCAAGGAGTTCAAGGAAAAAGTATTAGAAAAGAAGCCTATCATATATAAGACTGATCAATCCCTTACAGCTATAATGATGTTGGCTGAGAGATTTAAGAATGAATGTACTCTTGAAATTGAAGAGGCATCAAGAATACTACTTGACGTTGCAACCAAAGACCCTTATAACGCAAGTAGTTATATCAGAGGGTTGTTAACTTTAAAACAACTACTAGATTATTCAACCCCTGATCTTAACCGTTTCTCTAAGGAGAGACTTAAAATTGTAAACTAAATATAAAGGAATAAATGAAATGAGTACTAACTTTAAAGAAGCAGCAGAATTTTTAGCAGCAGCAGAAAATATTTGTGATGAACTATACCCTAATGGTAAAACTTATAAGACTGGTGTCACTGTTTTAAAGACAGGACGTAGGACTATAAAGAATCAAAGAAATTATAATACAAGAAAGCAGATACATTGGACTAATGCTATCAACCGAAAGTATTGTAATGCTCAAGGTAAACAAGAGAAGTTTGGAAGTATTGTTGCAAAAGACCCAGAGCATGCACAATACATTATAGCTTCCAATATAGATAAAGCTGAAGGTATACTTTTTAATATGAATTTATTAAAAGCTATTCTATCTGACACTAACGTCAGAAAACAAAAAGGATAATTAATGAACAACAAACAAACTCAGGGTACAGCTAAGGTTGTACCCATAGAACAGTACTACAATGATATATCAAGAATCATTGATGATGCTGAATGGATGGGTGAGGATGACGTAGTAGAGTTATACTTACCTGAGAAGGAACAAATAAAAAGAGACATGGATGAAGGTGAGCTTTGGTATCCTAATTTCTAATAGTACCCTGTCCAAAGGACAGCCCTAGTATACCAACATTTTCTGATTTGTCAAGAGGAAAAACAAATGATGTGGATATTAATATGGATGCAGCTAGTGACTAGCCAAGGTGTAGAACACTATCAACTAGGCACGTTCACTAAAGAAACAGACTGTCAGGCAGCACTCAAGGAAGCTGTAGTGCTAGTCAGTACCAGTTCAGAGATGCTTGCCTGTCTAGAAGTGGACACAAGACAATGATGAAGAACTATCAAGTGCAACTCAAGACTGATCTAAGGAGCAGTGTATACAAGACCCTATACATCAAGGCGTACAGTGTAGGACAGATCGTTGATCAGCTTGGTGAGGATTATTATGTAACAGAAGTAGAGGAGTGGAAGGTTGACAAAGGAAGACCTGATAGCTATGTTGAGAGAAGTAGTCAAGGACAAGCCAGTTGATTGGGTACTTGAAGACATAGAGGATGAACACAACTATTACTTTAGGTTTATACTAGAGGAGGATGATGGTGCTACCTGATGAGATGGAAGCTGAGAAGAATCGTAAGATAATCTTAGAAATGTCAGATAAAATAGATTTGATAGAACGAAATGTGTTAGAGCTACAAGCACAACTACAAGCAGCATACAAAAGGATTGCTGAGTTGAAGGAGAAGGAATGTTTCTGTGGCCTAGCAGAAGAACCAGTTCTTGCAACAGAGGAGTATTGATATGGAAGAATGGGAAATACAGTACAGAAAAAAACAAGAGGACAAAAGAAATGGTATGAGCCAACTAACTGATGGTCAACTAGAAGCTATAAAAGAAGCAATAGAGGTCATAAAAGACGCTGTAAGTACTATGCACCAAAGCTATGAGATATCTGTACCTCAGTTAGGTAAACTAGACTCAGCTTATTGGGGTCTTCACCATCAGTTTGAGAATACTGGAGAAGATAATTAATGACTTGGATAAGCCACAAAGAATGTCCTGCTGCTGACTGCGATAGCAGTGATGCGTTCTCATACAACACAGAAACTATGGCAGGTAAGTGTCATTCTTGCAACAGGTCTTACCCAAAACAAATGAGAGACCTTGACAATTGGGCAGAAGAAGAGTATCCAACATATCAAAGCAGCAAGGAATCTTGGGATATGCAACAACAAGAACAATCAAATGTCACGGAGTTTGTCAAGCCTATGCACATGGCATACCGTGGCATCACCAAAGAAACTATGGAGTTCTACGACTGTAAGACTTTCATAGATGGCAAGGGTGAACCAGTACGCCAAGAGTACATCTACCCTTCGGGTGGTGTGAAGGTCAGACAACTACCAAAGACATTCAGTGCTAGGAATCTAAAGACTGATGAGTTGTTTGGTATGAACCTATGGAACAGTGGCACAAGCAAGATCATTACTATCACAGAGGGTGAGCTAGATGCTATGTCAGCATACCAGATGCTACACAACCCTAAGTTCGACAACCCTGTTGTGTCATTGCCATCATCGACACCATCGCACAAGCTATGGGAAAAGATAAACAAGTTCCTGAGTTCATTTGACAAGATAGTATTGTCTATCGAACACGATGACCAAGGTAACTCAGTAGCTGCAAAGATTGCAAGCCTGTACCCTAACAAGGTCTATCGCATGGAGCTTGACAAGTACAAGGACGCCAATGAGTTCTTGCAAGAGGGTCATGCCAAGACATTCAAGTCTGCATGGTTCAATGCTAGAAAGTATACACCTGCTAACATACTGAATACACCTGATCAATTCCTTGGCTTGTACAACAAGTCAGAGAACCATGTGTATGTGGAGACAGGTGTGCAGGAGTTCGATGAGATGTGTCTTGGCCTGATGCAAGGGCACTTCACACTGTTCAAAGCACAGACAGGTATAGGCAAGACAGAGTTCATGCGTTACCTTGAGTACAGGATACTCAGTCAATACCCTGACATCAAGATAGCTACGTGGCACATGGAAGAGACTAAGCTACGGTCTATCCTTGGCTTGGTATCCTATGAGTTGAACGACAACCTGACACGCAAGGACTTGATCGAAGACAAGAACGCTGACGATCTAGTACAAGAAGCTATCACCAAGCTGACCAAAGACGAGAGGCTATACCAGTTCTTCCTCAATGATGAGGATGATCCACTTGACTTATTGTCACAGATCAGGTATCTGTCTCAAGCATGTGATGTCAACTACGTATTCTTCGAACCTATCCAAGATATATCTGCCAACGCAGGTACAGAGGATAGCAAGGAGCAGTTCCTAGCTGACCTGTCAGTCAGGTTATCCAAGCTTGCAGCAGAGTTGGGTGTAGGTATTGTGACAATTGGTCACACTAACGATGACGGTCAGGTAAAGTACTGTCGTATGATTGAGCAACGTGCCTCAGTTGTAGTTGATCTACAGCGTGACAAGATGTCAGAGGACAGAGAAGAGAGGAACACAACCAAACTATTAGTAACCAAGAACAGACCAGTAGGTCCAACAGGATACGCAGGGCAACTACAGTTTGACCCTGACTCCTTTACATTGAAAGAAAAGTATGCAGTATATTGACCCATACGCTGCCTTTGCAGCAGTAATTTATTTTCTTGGCATATTCTTACACTACGTACATGTCAGGACTATATTCTATTTCATGGAAAGACAACATGAGATGAGCCAAAGAAGAGCTATCACTAGCAGTATCTTCTGGATATTCAATACGCTAGTTCTATTATGGTATGAGTTTACAGGAGAAGATGACCATGCGTAGTGTAGCTATGGACATAGAAACAGAATCACTTACACCAGAAAAGATTTGGTGTATCTGTGCAGAGGATGTAGAGACAGGTGAAAAGGAACACTTCGTTCACCTAACAACAATACAGGAAGAGAAGGAGAGATTCATTGAGTACTGTAGCAGATACGATAGGTTTATATTTCACAATGGAATCTGTTTTGATGTTCCTATTATTAATCGCCTTGTAAAGAAAGACTTGATACCTTTGGAGTCAGTCCTTGACACACTGATTGTCAGTAGACTGGTTGACTTCGACATCAAGCATGGGCATGGCCTCAAGGCTTGGGGTATAAGGCTAGGTAACTTCAAGATGGACTTCTCCGACTTCTCGATGCTGTCGGATGAGATGATCAAGTACTGTCATCAGGACGTTACAGTTACATTAAGAGTGTACGATAAGTTCAAGAAAGTAATACATGATCCTGATTGGGAGTGGGCTATAAAATGTGAGCATGACATACAAATACTGTGTCAGACCATGACAGACAACGGCTTCTACTTCAACAAGGCTAAGGCTGAAGAGTTACTTGATGAGATAGAACAACGCAAAGCACACCTTGAAGATGCTTTCCAAGAGGACTTCCCACCCAAGCTAGAGGAAGTCAATCGTATCAAGTACAGAAAGAAAGCTGACGGTACACTGTACAGTAACGTGACCAACGCACAAAAGAAACACGCAAAGACACAAGTAGACTGGTCAAAGCAAGACCCTGAGCTAGTGTGCTACGACTTCATAGAGTTCAACCCTGCCTCACCAAAGATGCGGATAGAAAGACTATGGGAAGCAGGATGGAAACCATTTGAGAAAACGAAAGGCCATATTGATTATGAAAGAGAATCAGCTAGAACTTTTCGTTGAAACAAGAGTTTGTAGGATATGTAGTGTAGAAAAACCTATAGATAGATTTCATAAAAGGCACAAATCTCCAACAAATACAACAAGAGATTCTAGATGTATGGCTTGTTGTAATGAGGGGAGAGAGTGGAGAAGAAAAGAAAGAAAGAAATACGAACACTTAGATACAGGTTTATGTCATTGTTGTGGAAGAAAAATTAAAAGCTTACACTTTGATCATGACCACAAGACAGGTAAGTACAGAGGCTTTCTGTGTCATTTTTGCAACACTGGTATAGGAAAGTTAGGTGATGATATTGAAGGTGTGACTAGAGCACTTAGGTATTTAGAAAAACATGAGGAACAAAATGGATGAACGAGGACAGAAGTTTGCTAAGTTCGGATGGACTTTATCTGAGGCAAACCTTAACACACTGCCTGAGACAGCACCTGCAGGAGGCAAACGTCTAGCAGAGTGGTTGACACTTGAAGGTAGGCGATCCTCACTAGTGGAGTGGCTGGGGCATTGTGGTGACGATTCACGTATTCACGGCAGCTTTACACACGTTGGTGCATGGACAGGCAGGATGGCACACAGGAACCCTAACCAAGCTAACATCCCTGCACAGTTTCATGGTGATGCTGTCACTGCTGTAGAGAAGGTGAAGGACAGATACGATGGTCAACTACGTGAGCTATGGTGTGTACCCAAGGGCTGCTACTTGGTAGGCACAGATGCTGAGGGTATCCAGTTACGTGTACTCGCACACCTGATGAAGTCAGAGGAATACGTACACGCTATCGTGTCAGGCAAGAAGGAAGATGAGACAGACATACATAACCTGAACCGTAAGGCTCTGGGTATGTCACATGTCACTAGAGATATGGCTAAGACTTTCATCTATGCGTTCCTACTAGGTGCAGGTAATGCCAAGGTAGCACAGATACTAAACGTCAGTCAGAAAGAAGCAAAGCAAGCAGTTGAAAACTTTATGCAATCAATTCAAGGACTTGCTGAGTTAAAGAAAAAGGTAATACCACACATAGCTAAACGTGGGTGGTTCAGAGGTCTTGATGGACGTAGGGTTATAGTACCTTCAGAACACAAGACACTAGCAGGTATGCTTCAGAATGGTGAGTCAACCATAATGAAACATGCAGCACTTGATTGGGTCTACAAAGCTAAGAGACAGTTCCTTGAGTTTAAGCTTGTTACGTGGCCTCATGATGAGTGGCAAACAGAAGTGCGTGGGCAGATGAAAGATGCTGAACTACTAGGTAAGATACAAAGGCAATCTATTGTTGACACTGGTATAAAGTTTGGTATGGTCTGCCCACTCGCAGGTTCAACTGACATAGGGTATAATTGGAGAGACACACATTGATTTGGATATTTGCACTATCCCCTGTAATTTTTTGCTTGACATTGGAATTAATTACGTATATGTTGATGAAACGAATCAGTAAAGAGGAGCTAGATAATGGCAGCTAAAAAGAAAACTCAGTATGGTGTATTCGAAGGTGACTTATATTATGCACGTATCTTCGAGGACAACATAGATGACTCAGAATACCATGAACGTACAGAAGGACAGTTCAATACTGTGTTCGTACCCAAGGATGATGATGAGCTACAGAAGATGGTTGATTTAGGTTTCCCTGAAGAATCAATGGGCAACCGTATGATCAAACCAATTACTGCAGCAGACAATCGTGCAGGTATGAAACTCAAACGTCCTAACAAACACCCTTCTGGTATTGAAGACTTTGGTGGTGCGCCATCCGTTACCCACGGCACTACCAATAAACCTTGGGATTACATTGAAGACGGTGCTCTTGGTAACGGCACTAAGGCCAAGGTTAAAATCTCTATCTACGGTGAGGGTTCTACCGCCTCAGTAAGGTTAGAGAAAGTGGGCATCCTCGAACATGTACCATTTGAAGAGATGGCTGCAGAGGATCGTTGGTAACAACCCATGTACTCCTTTCGTTGTAACTGGCAGGGCTTCGGCCCTGTCCTTTTTCTCCCATGAAAGAGTTAGCACTAGTATGGGTAGCTATGATAATTTTCTTTTTATTAGCAGCCCAAGTAGTTCAATACTTGCACTAAGGATTATATATATGAAATACGCAGTAATGATTATGTTTGATACTGATGAGGATTACAACTACGTGCCTGAAGAGTGGCCTTGTAATACCACAGAAGGGTACAAACCAAAGTTGTTTAATACTTACGAAGCAGCAGAAGAAGAACGCAGTAAGTGGAACACAGGTATCATCGTTGACTACAGTGACGATATACTTAGACCAATGACACAGAAGGAACGTCAACGTGCAAAAGAACGACAACTTGCAAATACTGGTTGACGGTGATCCGTTTGCTTATCGTGCAGCTTTCTCTTGTGCAGATGAAGAAGTACAAGCAGCAGTAGAAAAGATTGATGAGTTACTAGAGACTGCACTAGAGGCAGTACTGTGGGAGGTAACTGATGACAAGTATCAGATCTTCCTGACAGGTAAAGGTAACTTCAGAAAGAACATTGCTGTTACCAGAGAATACAAAGGCAACAGGAAACAAGAAAGACCTGTACACCTTGGTGATATTAGGCAGCACCTGATCGACAACTGGAAAGCTATTGTGTCCAAGGATGAAGAGGCTGATGACCTGATAGGCATCTGGTCTAACCCTGAGAGCATTGTCGTATCAATAGACAAGGACATGCTTCAGCTACCATGCACACACTACAATCCACACAGACGTACTTGGCAAACAGTTGAAGAGTTTGAAGGGTTGAGGTTTTTCTACAAGCAGATACTTACAGGTGATTCGGCAGACAACATCCAAGGTATCTATGGCGTTGGACCTAAGAAAGCTGATAAGATACTAGCTGACTGTAAGACAGAACAAGACTTGTATGAAGAGTGTGTCAGAGCCTACGGTGGTGATGAAGAAAGAGTAATAGAAAACGGTAAGCTGTTGTGGCTACGAAGAGAAGAAGAACAAGTATGGCAACCACCAAAGTTCACAGATTCCGATCAGGACTAGAAGAACGCAACGCTAAGTACCTACAAAAGAAACGTGTCAAGTTTGAGTACGAGACACTAAAGGTACAGTGGCGTGACATGAGAATAAGAAAGTATACTCCTGACTTTATTTTACCCAATGGTATTATAGTCGAAACTAAAGGTAGGTTTACTTTACCAGACAGGAACAAGCACAAGTGGATACAAGAGTTACACCCTGAGCTTGACATAAGATTTGTCTTTAGTAATCCTTACCAGAGACTAAACAAAGGAGCAAAGATGACCTACGCAGATTGGTGTAATTACTATGGGTTCATGTTTGCTAAAGAAGTTATACCGCATGATTGGATAAAAGAAAGAAAGAAGAAAATATGTTTGAACTCGGTGGTTTAGTATGGTGGCAATGGTGGATACTAATTATGGTTACTATCAATACAACAATAAATGCAATAGTGTTTTTTAAACACAGGTTTAAGGGAGTTAAATATGGAGGTTAAAGTACATCAGTTCTTAGAAGGTCCAATAGATCAGGGTGACAAGTGGGCTTTAGTATGTATGGTTGAAGAAAAAGGTATGGTCTTTGATGATGAGATATACTTCAAAGACTTTAATGAAGCTTACAACTTCATGAACAAACTAAAGTCTTCAGTAGAACCTATCATTCACGAAAAAGAAACTTCTCTTTGGATACATTAAGGCTTGACAATGTTTGATCATGATAGTAAGATAGAAGCTCTTGTCAATAACTACGGACTACAGTTGTTGATGGAACAGAATGATTTGGATGAGGAAGCAATCATACGTAAACTGGTAGACGATGGAACTATCAACATGAATGATTACTTCTACCTAGATGTAGAAATTAGACAGTGGAAGGACTTAGAAAATTGATTACCCTAGATGACATAAACGCATTTCAGTACTACAATCAAGACCCTCTTGACATGGACAAGTATCAACAACAAGCTGCAACGACAGCTATCTACGATCAGAAACACTCAGTCATATACCCTGCTTTGGGTTTAGCTGCTGAGGCAGGAGAGGTAGCAAACAAAGTAAAGAAGATTATGAGAGATGGTAAGCTTGACCGTGAAGGTATAGCTGATGAGATAGGTGATTGTCTATGGTACATAGCTGCTTTGTGTAGAGACCTGAACATTGACATGGAGACCGTAGCCTACGATAACTTAGAGAAGCTACATGGCAGAAAGAAAAGAGGAACACTACGAGGGAACGGTGACAAGAGATGAGAGACAACTACTTACCTACAGATTACCAAGCGTTCATACACACGTCAAGGTATGCACGATGGCTAGACAAAGAGCAACGCAGAGAGACTTGGGCTGAGACAGTAGACAGATACATGACCAATGTAGTCATACCTGTCATGGGTAAAGACAGCTTTGTCAATCAGATAGAACAAGCGATCCTAAACCTAGAAGTCATGCCTAGCATGAGAGCTATGATGACAGCAGGTAAAGCGTTGGATAGAGACAACACCTCAGGTTACAACTGCAGCTACTTACCTGTTGATGACCCCAAGTCATTCGATGAGGCTATGTTTATCCTGTTGTGTGGCACTGGTGTAGGCTTCTCAGTTGAGCGTCAGTACATACAGAAGCTACCTGATGTACCTGAGCTATACGACAGTGACACTAAGATCATAGTCAAGGACAGCAAAGAGGGTTGGGCTAAGGCTTTCAGACAACTACTAGCATTACTGTGGGCAGGTGAGATACCTCAGTGGGATGTGTCAAACGTCAGACCTGCAGGTGCTAGACTAAAGACATTTGGTGGTAGAGCTAGTGGACCTGCTCCTTTAGTTGACTTGTTTACCTTTACAGTCAAGATATTCAAAGACGCACAAGGACGTAAGCTATCCTCTATCGAGTGTCACGACCTTATGTGTAAGATAGGAGAGGTAGTTGTAGTAGGCGGTGTCCGTAGGTCAGCTATGATCAGTCTGTCTAACTTGTCAGATGATAGGATGCGTCACGCTAAGTCAGGTGATTGGTGGACTAACAACCCTCAACGTGCTTTAGCTAACAACTCAGTGTCCTACACAGAGAAGCCTGATAGCTTGTCGTTCATGCGTGAGTGGATGGCTCTAGTTGAATCAGGTAGTGGTGAGCGTGGTGTCTTCAACAGAGAGGCTAGTAAGAAACAAGCAGCTAAGTTTGAAAGACGTGACCCTAGCTACGACTTTGGCACTAACCCATGCAGTGAGATTATACTCAGACCTTATCAGTTCTGTAACCTAACTGAGGTTGTTGTCAGGTCTGCTGATAACTTTGGTGACTTGGCACGTAAGGTTAAGATAGCTACAACACTAGGTACTATACAGTCTACGTATACTAAGTTCCCATACTTACGTAAGATATGGAAGGATAACACTGAAGAGGAGCGTCTGTTAGGTGTATCTCTAACAGGCATAATGGATAACCCTTTATTGACGAGGACAAACAATGGACTATCTAAAAACTTGGAAAGCCTTAGACAAGTGGCGGTTAACACAAATCGTAGTCTGGCTGATAATCTTGGTATTAATCATTCCACTGCTATTACCTGTGTCAAACCTTCAGGAACCGTCAGTCAACTTGTTGACAGTGCCTCAGGTATCCACGCACGTCATTCCAGACAATACATAAGGACTGTACGAGGTGACAACAAAGACCCACTAACACAGTTTATGAAGGATCAAAAGATACCTAGTCAACCTTGTGTAATGAAACCTGAGCAGACTACAGTGTTCAGCTTTCCTATCAAGTCTCCTACCAACGCAATAGTTACTGAGGATATGTCAGCTATTGATCAGCTAGAGATGTGGCTCATGTATCAGAGACATTGGTGTGAGCATAAACCTAGTGTGACTATCAACGTCAGGAAGGATGAATGGTTTGAGGTTGGTGCGTTTGTCTACAAACATTTTGATGAGATGTCAGGTGTATCTTTCCTACCTTATAACGAACACACCTATCAGCAAGCACCTTATCAGGACATAACCAAGAGAGAATATGAGACATTATTGTCACTCATGCCAGAAAAAATAGACTGGTCACTCTTGACAGATTACGAAAAAGAAGATAGTACTAACTCAAGCCAGACATTTGCTTGCACTGGTGATGTCTGTGAAGTAGTAGATATAGGAGCTTAGATGGAAGATGTAGTAAATAAGCCACCACACTATGGTGATGGCGAGATAGAGTGTATTGATTATATGAAGGACAACATGGACACTATGATGTTCATGGGATACCTAGAAGGTAACTGTAAGAAATACTTACATAGGTATAGATACAAGGGCAAACCATTAGAAGACCTGAAGAAAGCTGATTGGTACTTATCTAGATTGATTCAGGAAATGGAAGGAAACTAAATGTTTACTGCTATAATTCTAGCGTGTAATGTAGGAGCAACAGACTGTAGAAGCTTTGGAACACCTAGAGTTTTTAACACAGAAAAAGAATGCCTTGTATCTTTAGAGGATGGTAAGGATCAGATCAGAGCACAAGGGTGGATGGTCATGGATTCTCACTGTCATAGGTGGGGTGCTAAGGTATAAAAAAGGGGAGCTACTTAGGCTCCCTTCTTCTTTCTTTTCTTTCCTGATGCTGTTGTGGACCAAGATACTCTCTTCGGTCCTGTTTTTTTGGCAGCTTCCTTCTTGGAGATTCTTCCTGCCACCGACTTCGGGCGACAGGCTGGATACGGACGCTTGCTTCCCTTTGCACTCTTACGCCCACACTTCTTGCCAGTCTTAACATCACGCCAATCCTCAGCAAACCACTTACCTAAGCCACCCTTAGCCATGTCTACGCTTTCTTTACTCTGTTGTCTTTACCTGACCATGTACCACCCTTAGACTTGTACCATTTGGAAGCCCAAGCATTTGCGTAGGCACTAGGGTATACTTTAAATTTCTTTCTTGCTGCTTGTTTTGCTCTTGACCAAAGAGCAGGATTGTTTGGTTTTGGACTTGCCATTATTTACCTCTACTATTTTTTATTTCCCATTGCAGTAAACCCAAAGTACGCTCCAACAAGTGCTGATACAGATACAACGTAGATGTTAGCTATGTCAGCTATCAACATTGCTGCAGTCTCTTGACCAATTATGGTACAAAGAAAGATACCCAAAGGGTACAATACCATACCAGATAGAGCAAACCAAGTCATGTTGCGCTGGGCATCACGCTTGGCATCGTCATCTTCAATTTTTCTACGTCTATCTTCTAAGTAAAGCTGACGCTCTTCGGCATCTAGTTTACCGTTTTTATCTAAGTCGTACTCTTCTACCATTATAAATCTACCCAACCCATAGCGACTAGTAAACCTAACGCCCCACCACATACCAATAAGAATATCACTACAGCAATGAACGCCATCTCAGCGTTCTCTTTCATTCGTTCAGCTTCTAATCTTGCTTGTCTTTCTGCTTCTTTTCTTTCTTGTGCAACTTCTCTGCGAAGTTTGAGAAGTTCCTGATAAGCAGAATAGCCAAGGTTGTTAACAATGAACTCTCTCAATTCTTCTTCAGCCTGTTTCGCCTGTTGGCGTTTCATGAAGGTGTCTAAAGCTTCTTCATTTGAGCTACTAAAGGGGCTTAGTTTTTTCTTTTCGTGTGCTTTTTTTGCGTCATCTACACTGTCAAAGAAACCTGCTAGTTCCTTGGACATTGATGCTATTGTTCTACCTGCGGAGATGCCACCCTTGACCATTGCCAATGCGCTGAGTGGATCAATCATAACTAGCCTCTAGGATCAAACATATCTTTGTGATCACGATTGATGAACTCTAGTGTCCTTTCTAATAGGGCTACCCTTTGTTGTAAGTCAACTATACGCATGATGCTTAGACTTATGCTGTCTATCTCATCCCATAGTTCATCAGTTTCATCATATAAATCTGATTCCATCTCAGCCATGATGCCTACTAATTCGTTTATATTCTTTTTGTTTTCTTCTACATCCCTCTTGGTGTTGACAGTATCTTCGATAGCCATACGACTACCAAGCTGACTTACTGTGTCCTCCAGTGATGTGATTGTAGCTGCCTGTTGACTGACCCACCAAACGCCACCAGCAAGCTGTACAGCCATAGCCATCACAAGGGCTATAGGAAGTTTCATGTTCTCCATTTTATCTACCACTTCTTACATGACCAGTAACGTGCTGAAAACTTGTCCTTTGCAGTTGAACACTTATGTCTTGCACGAAATGATTTTCTACGTTTAGGGTTTGACTTTTTGATTGTCATGTTTGCGTCACCAAACCTGATGATCTTTTCTTTACCGCCTTTACAAGCCTTGACAACAAACTTCTTACCGCCAGATACCTGACGCTTAGGTCTGTTACACTTCATCTTTGATTTGTCTATAGGTGTCCTAGCCACGGTATCTTCCTAGTGTTATAGTTTTTAAGAAACCTCTCCAGATTTCTATTGGTGACGGTAGCATCCAGCCTAGTACAGCTAGTAGTATCATCCACATGGGTATGTCTTGGTTCAGAACCTTGACGTTACCTGCGTCACCATCAATACTGAATGCACCCTCTGACTGATTGACGTTTACGTTCTCACCTGATATGTCTCTACTCTGGTCAATAGCTGACTGGTTGTTCTCTTTACCTATCTGTGTGTTGGCGTTGACAGATGTACCATCACCACCACCTCCACCACCGAAGCTGCTCATGAATGCTAGGGGTGATAGACAACCACCTAGAAATAGTACGAGTGTTAGTGCTAGTATTAGTCTCATCTGTTTCTACCTTCTTCTCCTACTGAAGCTGTTCTGTAATCTCTTCTTCCAGCCCTTACTTTTGGTCTCAAAGAGCTGTCTATTTCGTACAGCGTAGCAACACTCTCAGGAAGACCAGAACTTCTCCATCTTTCATCTGCTGTATCAGTAGCATGACCTATTATTTTACTTAGTTTAGTTGCATTTAAATTACTAAAAATATTTGTAGCAGGGCTATCTTCTTTCTTCAAATAGAAATAAGCGATAGTAGCTTTTCTTGCTATCTCAGGATCAAGAAGAAGGTCAGGGTTGCTTACTAAATCTTCTCCTATTATTTCACCTATTCTTCTGTAATTTGATTTTCCAGAAATCTGAATGTAACCTCTGCCTCTGTAGGTATACCCTTCATCCTCAGAGTTTTCCATTCTACCACCGTAAACTGCGTTAGCTAATGCGACTTGACCTGCTTGTGTCAATCTATCTGAGTTGTTTGGGTCAGCATTGTTGTCAAACACATTGTCTATTGCTGCGTGATATTTAGAGTTAAAGGTAGCTTTAGCACTTGCCCTTGTGTAATTAAAACTTTCTTCTATCAGTTCTCCACCACTTTCAGCCTGTATTGTAGCGTCTATAGCTGAAGCTCTATCCGATCCAAAGACAGTTTCTAAACTTTGAGAAAGCGTTTGATTTCTTAATTCACTATTAATTACTTTACCTAGTTCATTATTAAAAGGAACCATTTTCCAATCTATAACATTATCTTGTTGTATTCCTGCTTCAATATCAGATTCTGGTCTTATACCTTGAGGTAGTAGCTCTCTCTTAGTAACCTCAGGAGCTTGAGGTATGTCTACTTTTTTATCGGCTGGTTCCATAGTAACAACAGAGGGATCAGGAACACCAACAGCTTCAGGCTCAGTGACCCTTTGATCCATAGGAACAGTTGATTGATAGAATTGTCTTTCAGGATTTTCTGATACTGGGGTTTTTGTAAGAGTTCTTTCTTGTTCAAGATTTTCTAACCCTTTCTGAATTATAGTCACAAAGGAACCTTTAGTAGATACGTGATCTTCTAGTTTATTTGGGTTGTTTTGTTGAGCTTGTGGAACTTCTTTAGGAAATACTAGCGTTCCACCTGATACAGATATATTAACCATTACTGCTTTCTTCTTACATCACCGTTGATGTCAATGTAGTGATCACCCTTTTCTAGAGACATAAAGAGTATCTCGTCTGTGTCCGTTTCGTTTGACCATTGGATTGGATATGGGTTCTGTAAACTTCCAAAAGATCCAGCATCCTTGACGTTTACCCCTTGAATCATAGTTTGCTCTATCATGGTTGTATCCATACCAAGTCTTTCCATGTTCTTGACATACTGTTTGTACATCTTAGAAGCTGCTTCGATTTGTCTGTAGTCTTGGTAAGCATTACGTATTTTAAAACCTAGAGTATCTAGCTGGTTTCTTTCAAGAGTTGACAACCTTTTACCACTGTCAGCTATCATCTCTGTGACATTACCATTGTAGTGTATAGTAGCATAGTTGTTGAGTAAAGGTAAGATTCGTTTGTCCATTCTTATTTGACCAGTATCTAGTCTACGTTCTAAATCGTACTCAACCTTTCCTAATGCAGTCATGTTAAAGAACGATGACTGAAGTTCACCTGATGTCTGTGTTTGGAATACTTGAGATTGCTTTTGTAGTACGTTCTTCAACTGTGCTACAGCTAGTTCGTAGCCTGATGGATCGTACACTTTTACTTTCTCTAGTAAATCAAAAGTTTTATTGCTGAAGAGACCAGTCGTAGGGTTAAACATTTGACTGTCTATAAAGTCAGATGATTTGGACATTAGCAGTGATGTTCTACCTATGCCTTTCAAGAATAGTTTTCTAGCGTTCTCGTCTTCTTCTAAAGCTTTTGGTTCTAAAGCAAGAACCTCAAATGTAAGAGAGTAGTCAATCAAAGACTGTACTGTTTTCTTACCCCTAGTTCTGTTGTTTAACTCAGTTGCTTTTTCTATTTCTACTTCTGAGTATATCTGATCCTCTTTGTCTAGAGCACTAGAAGTTACCTCAGCATTTGGATCTGAAGTTAGATTTAAAAGATTGTCTATTCCTTCAAGAGGTATCTCAATGTTTTCGTAGTTGATATTTTCTAAAGGAATATTTTGAATAAAACCTAAAACTTCGTTGTGTTTTTTAGCTAACAAGACTTCAGTAAGTTTGTCTAAGTTTCCTAGTATAGCTCTTTGCATAGTAGGATCGAGGTCTGATGCTTGAAGTTGTTTTACTATAGCTAAGTCCACGTTGTTTAGAGTATCAGTTCTTAACTTTTCTAAAACTCTTGTGTCATAGTTACTGATAAAGTCTACCATTTCTTTTAGACCATCAATTCTTTTTCTTACCTCTTTAAACTCGTCATCAGAGACACCTCTAGGTTGTATGTAGTTTTGCTCAAGCAAGAAAACATTTGCCCTGAATCTTTCTATAGTTTCAGCACCTGCATTGCCGCCAGCTAATTCTATAGCTAAAGCTTTTACACCAAGTTCTCTTGTTCTGTCAAGAGTATTTATCCAGAATGGTTCTTGTTTAGTGTATTCAGCAGCAGATAAAGTGTTTGCGTTGGATATCAGTAAGGCTGCAGCTTCTTGTTCAGCTATCATACGTGCAGCTTCAACAAGCACCTGTTGCTCAGATGGATTTTCGTTGCCACTAGCAATTAAATTATCTTTAGCTAGAAGAGGGTAGGCAGGATTTTCAGCTAACTGTGCAGATACTTTATTTAGCATCTCTTGTTCAGGGTTTGCATTCAAGTAGTCTAAGTCAATACCAGTTGTAATTTTGACATATTTTGAAACTTCTTCATTTACCTTTAGACCTTGCCCAGTCCACTTAGATAAAGCAGAAGTTACACCAGACCTAAGACCTAAACCTGTTTGTCCTCTCAAAGCTTCTATATCTGAAACAAAACCCTTGTACAATTCTCTGTTTATAGAAGTGTCTGTAGGTTTGCTTGATGATTGCATACTTCCTAGTACACTAAAAACACCTTTACTTACAGCGTTTATACCTTGAGCAGCAACACTTAGCTCTGAGTTGCTAGGGTAAGCTATGCCCCTTGCATAGTCTGCTCCAGCATCACCTATATCTACATCATACGTGTCAGCCATTATAAATCCTTAGTATAGTTGTTGACCTAGAAGTGCTGCATCTGGTCCTAAATCCAACCTTTGAGCATTTCTAAACCAATTTGGAATTGCGTTTACATTAACAAGTCTGTCTTGTATAGAAGTTTTTAATTCGTAAGACAAATTAGAAGACCATAACTCTTCTGAAATTTCTACCCACAGTTTATTACCTCTAAGTATATCACTCTCATCACCGTTTGTCAATAGGTCAGTAGCTAAACGAGCCTTTTGTTCAAGCCTTGAGGTAAGTTTTTTAACTACATCGTTTTTATCGTAAATAATTTCTTGAACATCATAGTAGTTTTGCACTGGTGCAGGTGTAGCACCAAATAAAACTGCTGCTGCGTCACCCTTATCCAAACCGCTTACTACTTGTTTTCTTGTTCTACCTTTGTAGTTACCTGTGTCTATCAGTTCTGTTATCTTTACGTACTTGTCAACAGTTGATAGGTTACGTACAAGAGATGTCAAGTCCTCTCTTACTGATTCAGGTCTACCACCTAGCATTGACATAATAGCGTTTGTTACAGCACTCTTCATGTCACCAAAGATTTCGCCTGAAGGACCAAGAAGAGTAGTCATTAGAGGTTCTTCTTTTAGTTTTCTTAGTGTATCTTTTACCTGACCAAGGGGTGCTGCACGTTCAGCATAAGCAGTCTCAGTACCAAAACCCCAACCAAGTAACTGATCAAAGAAACCGTACTTTAATTGGTTAAACTTTTCTAAAGCTTCAGGTTCTGATGGATTATAGCCTAGTTTTTCTACTATATACCCTGTCGATTTACCCATACCTATTCCTGTCAGACCCCAAGCAGGTCCAAGGATAAGAGCCATTCTAAATCTTTCACCTCTAGTAAACTCTCTACCTACTACTATGTTCTCCATAGCTCTAAGAGTAAAGGTTAACCATTGTGTAGGAACTCTCATAGGTCCACTTTGAGCAAAACTTCTAGAAGCTGAAGTCATTCTAAAGGTTAGACTTTGTTCTCTGTTAGTGATCCAAGCTTTACCGTCTGGTGACAAGGGGTCAATGTCTGGTCTTTTAGCTCTGTGTTCTAAGAAAGCTGTAATTATACCAGTTAAACGTCCGTATCTCTCACCCTCTCTAAAGAAGAATGTGGACTTGTCTAAGAAGTCACCAACGTATCCTTGAGCTTTCTGACTTAGGTTACTTGCGACACCAAACTTCTGAGGAGCCTGTAGTTCTATGACCTGATTGTCAATGATATTACGTCCACTCTCATCTATGTACTGCACAAGAGTTCGTAGCTCATCTTCTGTCATACCTGACATTCTAGCAAATCTTCTGATAGCAGTAGCTCTCGTAGCACTATCAGGTAGTTGGGCTATAATCATCATAGGCATAGCCATACCCATAGCTTTAGTACCTGCTCTAGGAGATATAGCAGCTATAGTAGATGCGTGCATACCTTGTAAAAAAGCTTGATCAGGATTAAAGAAACCAAACTTAGAGTAGAACCCTACCTTTAGTAGCTGAGATGAAGGGTCAGAAGTTACACCAATCTTAGAAAAGTCTATCTTACGGTTTGTTATACTAAAGACAGCCTCTGTTGCTGCAGTAGTAAAGGTTTCCCAAGATGTACTTAAAGGAGTTGGCTGGTTCAACCTACGTTTAATGATAGCTTGCTGTTCTCTTAGTTGCGCTGCTATATCGTTGAACTTACCTGTCTTAGTTACTTCTGCTCTCATAAACCTAGTCATGGGATCTAAGTTCTTCAGATCATCCCAGTTAGTTATTAGACCTTCGTTTCTAGCAGCTAGTTTGTTCCAACCATCTATAGCATTTTGTGTAGCTGCACGATTAGCATAGCCAAAAGCTTCAGTTCCAAACTGGTCAGCCATAGCTACTATGGGACTGTCGTTTACAGCAAGATTACCACCAAACTCCATCAAAGGTGTATCGCCTCTACGCATCCTTTGACTGTTTAACATAGTTCCTACGTCCTCACCAAAGGTAATACCTAAGCGAGTTAAGTCACCACCTGCCTCATCGACAGTAGATATTTTTTCATCCCTAGCTTTGAAG